GATGAATCTAATAAATTTTTATTTGTAACTATACCTAGTATAGCTTTGGCAATATGTTACGCATTTTGAATGAACGGTGTATGAGGTATAGATTGCAGCATATTTTTTGAGTTTGAAGTCTTGGTAAACAGAGGTATCGGGGCAGTGTCTTGGGAGGCTGAAAAAGACCACCGAGTTAACCCGAATACTGTTACTATTAGTGACATAGAAATTTTGGAGCGGGCTCATGATTTATTTAGGAAAGTAAAAAGAAGAGGTGGTAGACCATTTAAAAGTCATTTTGACACGTATTTCAAAATGCGGTGGCAGTGGGCTCCACCAGGAGCGTACCATTCTCAATATGCTGAAGATCAGCAATATATATCAAGTGATCCAATGCTAAAAAATAAGCTATACGCGTGTTGTGCAATGCCTAGGAAGGAACTTGAGTTTTTCACTAATCGGACACCACAGGTTGTCGCTAGAGCCTCTACGAAATACGAATGGGGGAAGCAGAGAGCTATATACAGTGTAGACAATACAAATTTTATATTATCCAGTTTCGCAATGAATGGCTGCGAAGAAGCTTTAGCCACTATAGTGCCTATAGCCCAAGAAGCTGAAGCCACTAGGGTAGGTGCTACTGTGCGTGAAGTCTTAAAAAACGGCGTACCCTATTGTTTTGATTTTGAAGACTTTAACGCCCAACATTCAACGAGTGCGATGCAACAAGTACTTAGAGCATACGGGAAAGTGTTCGAGAATGATCTTTCGTCACAGCAACTGGAGGCACTGGGCTGGGTCACCAAGTCCTTGGAAGACGTAGTCATACAGGATAGATACAACGGCAGTTACAGGGCGCAAGGCACACTACTTTCGGGGTGGAGGTTGACAACGTTCATGAACACGGTCCTGAATGTAATTTACACTCAAGTAATGACCGAACAGGACCCGTTTCCCACAACGCATAGTGGTGATGACATCTTAGGTGCTGTGACTACATTAAAACAGACTCAAAACATAGAGAAGAATGCGCAGATATACAATATCAGATTCCAGAGTTCAAAGTGTTATCTAGGCTCGATAGCAGAATTCCTGCGGGTCGATCATAATATAGGAGACGGTAGTCAGTACCTAGCACGGTCGATAGCCACTCTAGTCCACGGACCAACTGAAATGGCTATACCTAATGACCCGTTGGCTATTTTTAAAGCAATAGCGACAAGAAAACAAGAAGCATTAAAGCGTGGCTTCAAGCGCGATATACTGGAAACGGTGATTAATAGTCAATATAGATACACAGAAAGAAAATGGTCGTTACAGCGGCACGCTGGAAATATCTATGAACTTACACACGTATCTAAAGGTGGATGCGCGGTGGAACCTACTAATGAATCATTAACCTACAGCATTAAAAGGGTGAAGATAAAGAAACCACCTGACAGAAAACATGAGGAGGAACAAGTCCTCCCTGGTATGTATGACTTTGCTGAATGGATAACAACAAAATATGGGTTGGAAACTTACCTTGAACAAGTTTTAGACAGTACTAAACAAGCTGTGTACGATAGGGC